TTTTTTTATTACTTTTTATTATTCAAGTTTTTTAATTTTTTTAAATTTCCCATTTTCGCTTCATAGAGTATTCGACCTTCTTCACTCAATTCATCCATTTCATTTTGTACCGATTGTAATGAATTCATTAAAGTAACCTCTTTAGAACGAAGTTTTTTCATGGTTTTTACCATAACAGCCTCCCTGACTCTAATTTTTTTTACTCGGTTTTGTAATACTTTTTTATTATCAACCATCTTTAGTTTATATTTATTATAAATATTTTTTTTATTACTTTTTTGGTTTTACAAACTTAACAAACTTTATGTTTTTTCTCAATAATGGTTTTCTCGTAAATGGATTTTGTGTGATATTTTCGTTTGAATCGAGAATGTATGCAGATTGTACACTCATTTTTGCTAATTTACGAAATGTATTTTCAGATACATACCTATTGTGTCCTATATTTACGGCGTTATTACCAACTTTGAAATTATTATAACTTATAGCATCGTTACGATTCGTATTAAGAGGTACGTTTATGCGTTTTACACTTAAATTTTGATTTATATTTATAAATCTAGCACGATCATTTTTATAAACTTTTAAACCTCTTCTATTTAATGTTCCTGGTATTTCTCTAAGAAGTGGGTTTCTCCTCAAGTCGAGTAAACGAAGTTTTTTAAGTTTAACGAGCTCTTTTGGTATAGAAGTTAAATTAGGGTTTTCAGGTGCAGTTATCACCTCAAGATTTTTAAGGTTACCGAGCTCTTTTGGTAACGCTTTAAAATCATTATTACCCAGATGGAGTATTTCAAGGTTTTTAAGGTTACCGATCTCTTTTGGTAACGTTTTTAAATTGTTTCTACCTAAATAAAGGTCCTTAAGATTTTTAAGGTCGCCTATCTCTTTTGGTATCGAGGTTATTACATTATCATTCAAATTAAGTACTTCAAGATTTTTCCAGTTACCAATCTCTTTTGGTATAGTTTTCAATTTATTACCATTCAAATTAAGTTCGGTAACATGTTCGGTATAACCAGGTACCGTGAAAAGCTCTTTTGGTAAAGATGTTATTGGACCAAAAAGTGAAAAGCCCATTCCGTTATTACCACCTTGACTAAGTTGTAATGTTCCAGTATTCCTCGCATTCTTCAAGATATGCTCACCTGTACCTCTGAGATTATCAAAACTTATATTTGTCGGCATCGGTATATACATTTACATGACATTTTTTATCATTTGTGTTCATGTTTATCAAACCATTTTTGTGTCCCCATATACGAACCCAAAAATGAAGCTATAGACATTGTAGTTACTTTAAGTAGTAACTCTTTCATTTCTATTTTTTATCCGAATGAATTTTTTATATAGGTTTATAATAAGATGATACTCGTTATACTTCTACTCATCATAAACGTGTTATTATTCATATACACGAGGGAACCAAAGGAATTAACAGATGTTCGCGAAAAATACAGGACACTCAGGGAACACCTTAAGGAAACAAATAATGATAAATTTAAAACATTGATTAAAGAAATTCCAATCATAGCACATAAACGCATGAATGGATCTATCGGTTACAATATTAGCAAAGGTAGTGATATAGGTATATGTATAGATGGAGAACCTAATGAGATATTCCACGTTTTATTACACGAACTCGCGCATTCTACAGTCGAAGAGTATTCACATAGTGAAGAATTTTGGAAAAATTTTGATGAACTTAGATCGATATGCGTTTCTTTAGGTATATACAGGGAAATACCACATAGAACCGAATTTTGTGGTAAATACGTCCAGGATAAATAATATTTGGTATTAATAAAATGCAATCGTTTGGTGATTTAATGAAAGCGTATTTGTTACTGAACACTTTACTCGCATCTTCGAGTGCGCCTCTAATTTTGAATGATACATGGTTAAATATGTTTATAATCATGATTGTTACACCATTGGTTATCACTGTATTACCACGTGGTGGTAATACAATTGGCCGTTTGGCTATAGATGCACCATTCTTAATAGTATCAACCTTATTAGGTATGGGTTTGGTTGCGGGTATTACAAAAATAAACAAAAGGTTTGAAAGAGATTTTAAACATTATGGTAAAACTACGAAGAGTACTGGTACTGTTCTAGGACTTCGCGCAGTTGGTTTACTGGTAGGATTTCTCCTTTCCTATTTTATGTTTGGAAAGAGAATGTATAAACATTATAATACTAACACTATTTAAGCGTATCTTCTCGCGATATAAAAGGCAACCGCCGCGACCGCACCGGTCGACGCTAAGCCTATTGCACTTCGATGCCCTTGATCGTTCAAAAACGATGGGACGAAGTTTGCGAGTTTTTCCTGAACTGGTTTACTAATTGCCACCGCAGCACACACAGCAACAACAAGTGCTTCGAACTGGTCATCAGTAAGGTTGAATGGGTTTTTAGAATCAGTTGCTTTTTCAGTCGTTTGTTGTGCTACTGGCTGTTGTGCCGCCATCATTGGCGCTTGCATTTGCATTTGTTGCATTCTTGGATCGGCGCCCATCATTGGTGGTTCGAGTGGGTCTTCGGCTTGACCCATGATATCGGAAATTGAAGTAGAGTCCATTGTCTGTTTATTTTCACTCACATTTTTTTCAGGGGGAATATTCGGCACGAAAGATGTCCCTTGGTTATTGTTTAAGGATACCATACCATCGCTATTTTCTGAAAGGTTCATTGTTCTAAGATCTGTCGCCATTTATATGTACATAGTTTTTTCGTATTAAATGATTACGCATCATCGCCCTGAAGAGTGTAGTTTGGATATAAACACCCAAATGTTTTTATGATTCTGGGTAAATCATTTAATTTATCGTAATCACACATATCACTATCTATAAAAATAGTTTTTGTATGATGACATACATCCACTAATAGTCGATATCCATCATCACTATTACCATGTGGTTCGCCTATAGACCGATGTATATCCATATTAAGTTCATTATAAGATGGATATACCATTTCAATATTTTTAGTACAAACTTGTGTGTACATTCGTTTAGCAAGTGATCTTATCATTTTCTTTTCGTAACTTTAAATGGTGTATTCCTTTTAACCAATTTAGGATCATTTGATTTCATGTTACCATGTTTCGGGTTAAACATCTTTTTATGTGTTTGCCAATACTCTGGTGCACCAACCCTGAAATTTTTACGGATTGACGCTTTGTACCAAAACACACAATCCTCTATTCTATTACTTTTAGAAGTATTATCTAATACCAAACATTCGTAATTTTCAGTACACGAATCCATAACTTTATTAAACATCTCAAACGATGGAAAAATACCAAAAAAGTTTTTAAACAATTTTTCCCTATTTTGAATGATATTTTCACGTAAAATAAATATATAATCAATATTTGCCCTGAGTGCGGGTGGTAGATCCATACAATACTGCATAGTTAACATGAAAAATATCTTCCAATGACGCCCATTCATGAAAACCTGTCTGATACACTTATCTTTCATGAACTTCGAATCATACATACAGTCATCTAAAAGAAGAAACGCTCCACATTTTTGTTTACCTGCACCAACTAATTTTCTCTGTCTTTCAAGTACACGTTCAATAGCTTCCCTATCATAATCACCGTATATGAAAAGATCTGGTATGTACTGTTGATAATAATGATTACCTTCTTCTGTTGCCGATAAAACTATACCCGCTGGTAAATGCTTTTTGTGATATAGGATATCAGTAACAAGGGTCGATTTACCTGTATTACGTTTACCTATAAAAACACAAACTTTATCATCTGCCATTTTTTCAGGTTTGAATTTTCTCAATTGAAGATTCATCTATAATATCGTGTCGTTTTATTTCATAAAATTTTACTCACATAAAGTAGGAATGGCTGGTCGACTAAACCTTGCTATCACAGGTATCCAGGACCAATGGCTTACTGGAGAACCCGAGTTTTCGTATTTCCTTATGAATTATAAGAGACATACTAAATTTTCAATTGAGGCTGTAGAAACACCGTTTGATGGTGACATTGATTACGATGCATTGGTAGAATGTCGAATTCCAAATAATAAAGGGGATCTCATTCGAAGTATGATGCTTAAGTTTACTTTACCACA